CCGCGCTTCGCAGCTTCGCTGAAGTCGCAATGGACTCTACAACCAGCATCAGCAAATTTCCTACTGATTACTCACTCTGGTATCTCGGCTACTACAATTCCGAGACTGGTCACATCACATCCGAAAAACCCGAGGAACTCGCCCTCGCCTCACGCTTTAACAAACTTCAGGAACCGCAATCATGAACATTCGCAACCATTCGCAACCGTCGGTGATGAAACACACATTCAGCGAAGTCCCAAAAGCTGAAATCCCGCGCTCATCCTTCGACCGTTCACACGGTCACAAAACCACATTCGACGCCGGTCTCCTCATTCCAGTCTACATCGACGAGGCTCTCCCAGGTGACACCTTCAACCTCAAAATGACCGGATTCGCGCGCCTTGCCACACCCATTTTTCCCATCATGGACAATATGTCGATGGACACTCAGTTTTTCAGCATCCCGTATCGCCTGATCTGGGACAACTGGCAAAAATTCAACGGCGAACAAATCGACCCCGGCGATAGCACCGATTTCCTGATTCCTCAGATGGTCTCGCCAGCAGTCACCGGCTACGCCACCGGTTCTTTGTCCGACCATTTCGGCATCCCGCCAGGCTTGCCCGGCTTGACGCATTCTGCACTTTGGCACCGCGCATACAACCTTGTCTATAACACTTGGTATCGCGACCAAAATCTTCAGGATTCACTTGTCGTCGATCGCGACGACGGTCCCGACGATCCCGCCGACTACGTTCTCAAGCGCCGCGGCAAGCGCCACGACTACTTCACCAGTTCTCTACCGTGGCCACAAAAAGGTCCAGGTGTTTCCATTCCGCTCGGCACCTCTGCACCGGTTATTACTCAATCTGCTGATGTCATTTCCGGCGTCCGGCCTACCATGCGTGTTCGCACTGCTAACGGCATCGTTCCCGATGCCACTTCTCGCTCGCTCGCCGAAAATTCCGGCGAGGGTTTTATTTCCGAGACCGGCGGCGCCTCTTATTATCCCGGTTTCTACCCTTCGAACCTGATTGCTGATCTCTCCATCGCCACCGCAGCAACCATCAATTCTCTCCGCCAAGCTTTCCAAATTCAAAAAATTTACGAGCGGGACGCTCGTGGCGGCACTCGTTACACTGAGATCATCAAAGCCCATTTCGGCGTCACTTCTCCTGACGCACGTCTGCAACGTCCTGAATACCTCGGCGGCGGAAGCTCATCCGTCAACATTTCGCCAATCCCTCAGACCAATTCAACCGATGCCACATCGCCTCAAGGGAACCTTGCGGCCATGGGAACCGCTCTTCTTTCAGGCCACGGTTTCACAACAAGCTTTACAGAACACTGCCTCATCATCGGCCTCGTTTCCGTCCGCGCTGACCTAACTTACCAACAAGGTCTCAACCGCATGTTCTCGCGGCGCACCCGCTTCGACTTCTACCTCCCCGCGCTTGCACACATCGGAGAACAAGCCGTTCTGCAAAAAGAAATTTTTGCCTCTGGCGTTCCGGCCACTGATGATCTTGTGTTCGGTTACCAAGAACGTTTCGCCGAATATCGTTACAAGCCCAGTCTCATCACCGGCCTTTTCCGATCTGATGCTGCTGGCTCTCTTGATGCCTGGCATCTTTCCCAGGATTTCTCCGCTGCACCAGTCCTCAACTCTACTTTCATCTCCGAGGACCCACCTGTCGATCGCATCATCGCCGTCCCCAGCGAACCGCATTTTCTCTTCGACAGCTTTTTTAAGATCATCTCCGCCCGTCCGATGCCCGTTTACGGTGTCCCCGGCCTCATCGATCATTTCTGAGAAAACCATGCGCAAAAAACAACTCGGCTTTTTAGGTAGCCTCGTTTCCGGCGCTTTATCTTATTTTGGTGGTCGGAATGCAAATCGAGCTTCCGCCCATCAGGCGGCGATTGCCAACCAGCAAACCGCCGCCCTCCAAGAAGACTCTCAAGTCTTCAACAAAGAGGAGGCGGAAATCAATCGGAATTTCCAAGAGCGTCTCAGCAATTCCGCTCATCAACGGCAAATCGCCGACCTTCGCGCTGCTGGCCTTAACCCGATTCTCTCCGGCACTGGAGGATCTGGCGGATCCACTCCTTCGGGATCCGCAGCCTCCAGCTCCGGAGGCACCGGACAACAAGCCCAACAGCGCGATATCATTACTCCCGCTCTTGCCTCCGCGCGCGAAGCTGCGCTCATGGAGGCGCAAACAAAAACCGAAACGCAACGCGGTCGACAGGAAAAAGTCAAAGCCGATGCTGTGGAAGCTCTTGCCAATGCCGGCCAAGGTCATCTTGACCGTGGCGCTGGCATAATCAAAGACTTCCCTGCCAACATGTCCGAAGTTATCTCTGACGCAAAAACCTACGCGCTGCCTGCAATCGAACAACCCATCCGCAAAGCCCTCCAATCCGCCACTGACTTCATCAAAAGCCTTCCAAAAAGATATGTCGAGGCCTTTACCTCAGCAAAAAAATCCTACACCTACTACAACAAACAAAACCCTGCCCCACCCTACAGCAAGGCTCCCTCCTGGCGCGATGTCATGCCTTCCAACTCTGACAAATCATCACGTGCCTCCAAAGGCACACCAAAAGGCGAAAATCCCGACTGGGGCAAACCCGGCCATCGCCCTCGTCCCTGGCACTAAGTTCTTCCAAACCATCCCTTGCATAACCTCTTGACCTGCGGTCTTTCACACCAACAAGGAACTCTTTCCATGAACCCAAAACTTAATCCCACCCTCAAACCCAACCACTTCATTACTGCCTACGGCCCCAAAAACCGCACTCACCTTGTCATCCCCACTCACGAACTTTCCAGAACCAAACAGGCGCACCTGGACGAATGCGATATCAACAAAATCATGTCCCGCTACAACAAAACCGGCATCCTCGATTTCGTGACCAAGCACGCTCCCTGCTACGGCGACGCCACTGCCGGTGACTACCAGTCCTCCATGCAGATCGTGGCCACCGCTCAATCCATGTTCCACGAGCTTCCCTCCGAAATCCGCGACCGATTCCAAAATTCCCCTGCTCAATTCCTCGACTTCCTCGACGATCCGTCCAATCTCGCCGAGATGCATTCACTCGGCCTTCTGCGGCCCGACTACCAACCGCCCCCCACGGACGCCCCTGCGCCCAGCCTGGCTACACCTCAGCCCAACCCGTCCCCTGACCCAAAGCCGAAGGCTTAATCCCGCAACGCGGGCCAGTATAACTACTTGATATATACTGGCCCACTGACACCTTTTCTGTTATAATACAGAAAATGTCAACAAAACAACCACTTAGAGGAAATCATGAAACGATTCAAAATGTCCGCCAAAGCCTCGAAACGCTCCTTCTCCAAGGGCGCGTCCCTCAGCCACAAAAAGAATTTCAGCCCGAACCCGATGCGTGGCGGAATCCGGCTGTAATGCCGTGTTCTTCTCCACTTAAGGGCTATAAAGATCGAAATGGTGGACTCTCTTTTAAGAGCGCCGGTTCGGTCTGCTCCATGTCTGTCGCCTGCGGCCAATGCATGGGCTGTCGAATCGATCGCTCACGAGCTTGGGCCATCCGCTGCGTCCACGAATCCCAAAAACACGAGGAAAATTCATTCCTCACTCTCACGTATGCGCCCGAACATTTACCTGCCACCGGCACTCTGGTGAAACGTCACTTCCAAGATTTCATGAAGCGACTTCGCAAACACATCCAACCCAAAAAAATCTCATTTTTTCACTGCGGCGAATATGGCGAGCAACTGTCACGTCCTCATTACCACGCGTTGATTTTCGGCCACGATTTCAGCGATAAAACACCTTGGAAAAAATCACATGATGATTCGACTCTCTATGTATCTCAAACGCTGGACCGTCTCTGGCGATTCGGCCATTGCTCAATTGGCCAAGTCAATCACAAAACTGCCGCCTACTGCTCATCCTACATACTCAAAAAAATTACCGGAGACCTCGCAGCTGTACACTACGGCGACAAACTCCCCGAATACATCACAATGTCCACTCGTCCCGCCATCGGCGCGGAATGGATATCAAAATTCTCCGACGAAGTTTTTTCCGACGACACCTGTATTTCACAGGGCCGGCCCACAAAACCACCGCGTTACTACGATAAGAGGCTCAAGAAAACTGACTCAAATCATTTCGAGCAAATAAAAAGCGATCGCAAAGAAAAAATGCGCACAAAAAAAATGCGGCAGGAACAAACACCCGCACGATTATTCGTTCGGGCAACTGTCCTCGCCGCAAAAATCTCTCAATCAAAAAGGAATCTATCATGAATCAAATGATTTTCGCCGTTTATGATCTCAAAGCCCGTTTCTACGGCACTCCCTTCTTCAGTCAAAACGTCAATACCGCGCTTCGCAGCTTCGCTGAAGTCGCAATGGACTCTACAACCAGCATCAGCAAATTTCCTACTGATTACTCACTCTGGTATCTCGGCTACTACAATTCCGAGACTGGTCACATCACATCCGAAAA